TTACACATGCAGCTAGATATCCAGCGTTCAAAAAACCTGTTCCAAAGTTTCTTTGCGCCTTTTTCGCATATAGTCTCAATGTCTCGTGGGATGCCTTGATAGCTTCCTGCGATGATGGATTGTCCGTGACAAATCCAAGATCGTCCATAGTCAATCCTGTTTCACCAGCAAATAACGAAGCAAACATTTTGAGTTGATCATTATGTGGTTGCATTGACTGCTGTGTAAACTGCCCGAACTTTGGTTCGCTTTCGTTTCGTCCAGATGAACTTGTTATCGCAAACATCGCGGACATTGCAGCACTCCATTTATCCAGTATTTCTGTATCAGGACTGAGCCCAGTTACCCACTTTTGCGGAAAGCTGAAAAACTCTGCTGATATTTCCGAGCGTTTAACTGTCCTCGATGCAGATGCAAGTATAGACATGCACGCACGGCTTATCCTCGACCTTCCAAATGGTCTATCTGCATCAGAGCGATAGATTATCGGAACGAGCAATGGATACGGCGCTGGATTATCATATACTTCTGCGCCTAATTGCTTGTCATAAATGATTGTGCTTTCTGCTGTGAAATATGCTTCTATTTGAGGGATACCATTATCATCCCTCTTCAGCACTGCATAGCCTTCTGTGAGCATATTTGTAACTGGATCTAGTATGCCAGTTGCATCATCCCCATTAATTACTTGCAGTCTTGGGAAGCCCTCTTCATCTGCCGATATATAAATAAATGAGCATGATGCTATCAAGGCACCTAAAATTGCGCTGTCAAAAAGAACATCGCTGTTATTCGCCTGGTAGATGCCATTTATGTCAAAGGTATCATCAGCAAATTCTCTGAACACAAGCCTATCAGCAATGCTATCTACTGCTTTCCCGCACCAGCCTAATGTTGACATCATATTCCGTAGCTTTGGCGGAGTCGAAATTCCAAAATCTGGTACATTATGCTTCATGGCATAGTACATGTATCTTGTCTTAACTCTGCCTCTCTTGATTGATAATTTATTTCTTAAATATCCTATGCCTCTATATGCCATTTGATTCTCCTAAAAATTTTTCATTACACCCCCTCGTCCGGGGTTAGCGTGTGTTTTTTTTCGTAGTGACGGCGTGAAGGTCGCGAGCAAGGGGAGGGAGGGTCCCATGCCCCCTGTGAAGTTTGACCAAAAAAAATTTTTATTGTTCAAAAAGTTCTCCAGTCCACGCTTTGTGGTAAAACTCTGTTACCTAATTCTGTCTGCTCTGGTGGTACAGCTTGATCACTTCTAACAAGCTTGTCCGACTTCTGTCTATTGCAAGTCAAGTGAGCTAATTGCAAGTTATCTATGTCGCTTGGATGTCCACCTTTCACGATTGGAATGATGTGGTCTATGCATGCAGACATTGGATCTGGATACTTAAGGGAGAAGTCCACCGGGTGTCCACAGATTGCACACACTGACTGGGTGGCATACACCCTCTTCTTGTTCTTCTCGAACAGCACCCTATGGGGGCCATTTTTATCAGGGCGGGGTATATTTTGCATGACCCCTACTCCTAGGCTACCCCGTGCAGGTTTCTCAACCATATTGGACTCACTAATCTCTTGCACCGACTGGTATTGAGCTTCATTAACATGTGTGTCTTTTGCCAGCGCAGTAGCAAGTTTCGTTTGCTGTATTTCTTCAATGACCTTCTGAATCTCTAATTTTTTTAATAAATTGTATCCGGCAGTGCCTGCTGTTTTACGACTACATCCATAAGCCTTTTGGTAGGCTTGTGTAGCATTAAAACAATTGCAGTAATATGCGCAAAATAATTTTTGCTTAGATGTAAGAAAATTATTTTGCATAAGATTTTCAGAATCTTCTTTTAGCATTTTCTTTAAGGTCTTCGTCGTGGCCTTTCGTTGTTCTTTTTTCTGCACAACTTTCTTTGATGCGCTAGCTCTCCATTCGCCACGTCTCTTCCATGACCTCAAAGTGTTCTCATTTATTTCTAGCTCTACAGCTATTTCTGATATTGAATAACCGTCGCTATATCTTCTCTTAGCTTCTTTCTTTTTATCTTCGTTCGTCATCATAATTGCATAATAAATGCGGTAGCTTTCGCCACCGCTTGAAACAATATCATCCAAGGAGTCATTCATGGTTGTTCCTCACGTACACTATACACGACCGGCACCCTGTCTTTTTATGTCCTCTTTCTTTTTCTTATAATTTTATCGACCTCAACTAAAGCCTTGCCATGAAGTTTATATATATATCTATTATCAAACTTCATTTCACCAGCTATGTTGTCCCAGGTCTGCAGTCTGATATACTTCCGCTGCAGTAGTTCAGCAAATGTCGCATCCTCAATCATAAAGATAACGCGCTCAATCTCAATCCTCTTTGTCCAGAGCTTATCAACTAAATCTCTCTGCACCTCTCTAAGTTCTATTAGTTTTGTTGCTGTAGCTTCGGTTACTTGGCTAATTCCACTTCCGTGTGGTTGATAATCATAATTGACGCCCTTGATTCCTAGTGTTTGTTCAATGTCGTATATCTGTATCTCTATCTGTCTTATCTTCTCAACAACTCTTTCATGCTGTTTCATAAATTCTTTTGCTGTCATCATGTTTACCTCACCTCTTCAGCAATATGTTTTAACACACTATAAATTCCTACAGCACATCCCAAACTGCTGCATGGTCCTCTAGTTCCATATCCATTTGACGCATCTCATCCATCTTTCTATATGTTTCGTTTCGATTAACCTTCTTTCCTTTTCTCCACACGCTAAGCCTTGGCACAGCTTCATTGGATACCATTTGATACTCAAGATGATCTAGTTTTGTTACTGGATTTGTATACTTGCGTAATGTATCTCTGTCAATCTCGTATCCCTTTAGAGGTTTTATATCATCAAGATTCTGAAACAATTGACTTATTGATACCCATTCTCTCTTTACAACTGGGCGCTTTAAGTTGCGACTTGGTTTCCATCTACGCTTTGTAGCATTCTCTGGCTCGCGAAATGTCTTCTGAGTTTCCTTAATCAGGTACTCAGCAAGCACTCTGTAGTTGCGTGTTTTATCTAATGGAGTGCAGCGAATTCTCCCCATCTTCCACTGCCTATTGATTACTTGAAAATCTATGTAGTTCATGACTACATGATGATGGATTCTCTTGTTCTTAAATTCAGTTACTGCGATATAGTAAAACTCCTTATCAAGTTTCTTATATTCGCGTCTCATTCTCTTTATCCACTTTTCCAATTCGCTGTTAGCCTCTTCAGGTGATAGCTCTTCCGCATAGGTAAGTGTTGTATGTAAATCACCAGGATAAAAATTTAAATTAATTAGTCTAGTTAAATTCTTTAACGCTAGCATGTCATTATTCTTTTTTACAGCATCCGATGTAGCCTTTTCCTTTTTCTTTCTTTTTCCACCACGAGGGAAGCTTGCCTTTATGCATCTATCAATAACTGCTCCGGCTATGCATGTTTCTCTAATGACTCTTTCTAACATTGTTATTCTCCCGATGAACCTAGTGATAATACTCTGATGAACCTTCACGGCGGATTCTCACCGCCTCTTTTTTCTTCTATATATAATGTAAATTTTTGTTTAAATTGCAGATGGCATCCATCTCGCTATCTGTGCCGAGATATTTCAACACAGTTTTATTTCCCATTGTCTTACTTTTTTTCTATAAAGTTCTTTCGTCTTTTTTTGTATTTACCTTTTTTTACTAAAGCTTCATATAGAACTGGAACTAGCATAATAACTGTTGCTACTGCATGAATACTTGTAGGTGCTATGCTAATTTTTATTAATAAAGTTTCGTATATCTCTGCAGGCTCTTTATTTCTTATATGGTTATCAACTCTATTTTTTTCTCTTTGGTACAATCCAGTTTTTACACAAATATCGTTTAGCTGTTTGATTATTTTTAATCCAATTTCGCTTTCAAGTGGTTCTTCTTCATCGAGAAGTTTATCCATGCATTGATATATCTTTTTCATGTTGTCATTCATTTCCATGTTCTTTATCTCCTTGAAGGTTATGCAGATGGCCTTTCGACCATCTGCAGATTTATATGATCTGTAGCTTGTGTAGTTAAGTTACCTACTATTTTGTGCTCTTTATAATCCTTATTAAGTTAGTTGCTACAGTTTCATATCCATTTTTCCTATTGGATTTCTTTTCTTTTCTTGTAATAGACAGAATCCGTGTTCTGTAATTTCACATATATATTTGTTAAATCTGTTTTCTCCAATTTGCAAAATTTCACCCGCTATAGTTTCTATCTGACGTTCATCCAATATCATTATGAATGTTCTGCTTGCTGTGTCAGACTTTTGAAGTATTTCTAATTTGTCCATCTCTTTGTTATTCTCCTTTGCTACCTAGAATGGTATATCCTCTTCAGTCGCCTCAAAGCCATCCGGCAGCTCTTCCTAATAGTTAGGTGTGCTATCGTTATATGCTTCATCTGGTTGTCTTGGTGTACTTTGCTGACTACTACCCAGGAACTCTACATTGTTTGCAATTACATCTGTTGTATATATCGTCTGTCCTTCTTTGTTCTTGTAGCTGCCTGTTTGTATTCTTCCATTCACAACTACCTGCTTTCCTTTATGTAGGTATCTATCGCAGTTCTCTGCTTGCTTTCCGAATGTTGTTATTCGAATAAAGTCCGCTTGTCTCTCTCGTCCCTGTGTTCCTGGCCTATCTACTGCGATACTAAAGTGTGTAACTGCAGTTTGATTGCCTGGTGTGTATACTAGTTCGGGATCTCTTGTCAGTCTTCCTATTAGTATTACTTGATTCATTTTTTCTCCTTATATATATAAAGGCGGTGATTTATCACAGCTATATGATTTGTACGTTTTATGATCGAAAGGAGATATTTTAAAACCACCGCCTCTATAAACTATTTATTCTTCTCGTTCTCTATTCTTGCTAGCGTTCTATTTAGCTTGTAATTCATAATTGGAAGTGTATCGATGTTAAACCCTTGCTTGAACTGCATTATCATGACTTCTACATCTGCCATTTCCTCACGAATGGCTCTGATATCATCTCTGGCTATCGCTGTAATTAGTTCTGCCAGCTCTTCTACAAGCTTCTTTGTTTGCGCCTCTTCTCCGTAGTGTTCCCAAACCTTACGCCCCATCTCTGCATTTGCATTTTCTAGAAATTCTTTTGTTGTCATCTTCATGATTAATGCATCATCCTTTCTGCAGCTGCACATGCTTTCTCAAACGTGTCATAGTTTGTTTTGAGAACCGCTCCATCTTTATGTATCTTTATAGAATTTGTTTCCCATCTGCTACCGCTCTGTAGTCTGATAGCTTTCTTTACTGTTTCTATGGATATGCCGCCTTTACCGTTTTCAGGTTTGTATATCGACTCCTTTACATCTCCTGCATCTGATATTCTTTCTATTTTCTTTACCCACTTAATCTTCATAAGTCTGTAGTGCTCCTTCTGTTATCTGATTCATTAATTTAGTTCCTGCCAAAAAGCCTATCGCTAGTGCATCTACTTCAGTTCCTTCTGGCAGCCGCTTTTTCTCAGCTATGAATTCACTTGCTAGGAATTCCATTATTACTTCATCTTCCATGTTGACCTCTTTATTTAGATAGTGTTTCGAGTTCAGTTGTAAGAATCTTCTTCAATGCTCCTTTGAACTTTTCAGCAGATTCTTTGTCCATCTGGCCAAGCTGATTCATGCACTCGTTGAATGTAGTCTGCAGGTTGTTAACATTAATCCTGAAGGCTGTTAGGACCTCTCCGCTCGCTACTGCTGCATTTAGCTTTTCAACCTCAGCTCTAGCCTTTGATAGTTCCTCTTCAGTTTTCATATTTTCTGCTTTTGCCTGGACCTTTGCAGTTGCTACAGCCTTTTCAATCTCTCTGTCTAATTCAACTCTTGCTTCTTCAAGAGCTTTCTTGAACTCTTCATCATTCTTGCTCTTGATCTGCTTTGCCTTTTCTTTTTCCTTCTTCAGCTTTTCTTTTAGATCCTCGATTTCTTTATCCCTTTTCTCGAGTTCTTCAGTACTGATTCCTGGTTCAGATTTTTCTTCTTCCAGTTCTTTGATTATGTTCTTTAGTTCAACTATCTCTGTATTTTGTGATTTGAGGTCTGCAATTTCTTCCTTCAGTTCTCTGACTGTCATTTCGGAAATATCATTGTTTTCTACCACCTCTACAGCTACCTCTTCAGGAGCTGCTAAAAGGGCAAACACCTTGGAAATACTCAAATCCGCAAACGTTTGCGTTTTTGAAAAGAGACTATTTTCTTCCTCACATCTTTTGGCCAGAGACATCATCATCTCAGCTTTTCTCTTGGAAAAATCCAGGTGTGATTCACACCATGATTCGAATTCTCCATGATTGAGCCTATCTTTAATAACAAGTAGTCTCTGTCCGGCATTAGCTGCAATCATCATTGCAATGTTGCCTATCATTTCCATTTGGTGATACAGTCCGTTTACTTCTATCTGCAGTTCTTCTGTTGTTTTATCAACCAGTTCTTTCTGTACTTCGTACTCAACATTTGTAATCTCGTTCATTATGCTGCTCCTTTCATTGCGGCTTTACGTTTCTTTCTGACTACTCTTGCTAGCCACTTTTCAGTCCACTCCCTTACTCCCTCTTCTGGAAGTCTATTGCCTTTACCGTAGCACTGCTTTAGTTTCATCGTTTTTAAATCAACTTCAACAGTCACAAACGATTCTTCTTCAGCTCCTACTTTTCTTAATACAAATATCGATGTTCCTCCATCTGTTGCTCTTTCATAGTAAGAGGCTACGCAGTTATGATTGTTGCGCCCCTCATCATTGAACTCTTTTCTATTTCTAAGAGGTCTTATCAAATATTTGCTATCTCTCCAGCACATTTTTTCCAATCTTGGTAGAAACTCTTTTTCAAACTTTGATTGTCGTTTTTTATCCGCTTCCTTCCTTATTTTGTTCTTCATAGCTAGATATTCTTCTGATATGCGATCATGTGCTTCTTTAAGATTCTTTGGATACCTATAGTAATCATTTAACGGGTATCCGAGTTCCTCTAGCTGCTTAGTGTAATCCTTGTATATCCACTTAATGCTGTGATTGATGTAGTTACTATCTTCCTTCATTCGTTTCTTTTGCTTATCGAAGTACGTTGCTAGCCTTACAAAGTTATCTTTTTTCCTATTCTCGTACAGCTCCGATGTTTGGAATTCACTTTTTACTAGTCCAATATGATGCTTTTTCACTTTGCCTTGACTGGCTAATATTTTGTAGGTTGCGATATTATCTACATCAAACATTCCCCAGCTTTTAAGCTTCTCTATATCCTGATGAGTTATTCCTAGAAATTCAGGAATTGACTTTGCTCTCCAGTTTGGCCCTATGTAGGATGGTAGTTTCACAACCTTGCGTTCAATAATTTCTTCTAGTCCAGCCTTTTTTATAAATTCCACCTGAGGATACTTTGCACATACTGCAGCTTCCTTTATCATGTAATCTACCCATCTAACATGTATATCCATGTACTTAAGGAATGTATTTTGCAACTGCTCTATAGTTACAAAGTTATGTACACAGCCTTTATCTATCAGGTGAATTGAACCATCTTGACATCTCGTCCATCCGCCTCGATACGCTCCTTGATATGCATACATGAATTGCTCTTCTCTAGATATACACACAATCTGCTCTATATGTATCCGAGTGACGTCCCTCACGCTTTCAACTTCTTCTCCGTCATACCTCCAAGCTGCGTAGGCTGCTACAAAGTAGATTGTTTCTTCTCTATAGAACATCCATACATATGTTTGGCCACAAAGCACTGGATGGCATGTATGAGGCATTGCTAATCTGTTCTCTCCTCTATACGGAACTGAGTCACCTTTTCTTATAGTGTCCATATATTCAAAGGTTTCTCCGAACTTGGGACAATGTGCCACCCTCTTAAACCTGTTATATATGATTGGTTTACACAGTGTATTTGTAACTGTGTTTTCAAAATCATCTGGATACTCGATATCAACAGGTATGTTCTCTATGTTGTAATATATGTATTCCATAGCTAACTCCTTAAATCAGATCCAGGATATCTACTACATCTGTACCGTTTGCTTTTGTATCATCTAGCTCGTAATACTTCAGTACCATTCCTCTCACTTCTTCATCTGATATTGCAGCCATGTTATTAACAGCTTTTTCTTTTGCTTTGTTTCTTATATCGTTTATTAAATCCTTGATGGACTTCTTGCCATCAAGGATCTTGTTTGCTACTTCTTCTGTGGTGCAGCGCTCGTTTATCGTTTCTTCGATAAACGTAGCCAACGCACCCTTTATTTTCAGCGACTCTTCTGTTATCTTCGCCCTTGCTTCGTTGATTTTTTCCATAATTTACTCCTTTGTCAGAACAACTTCTCCGCTACGAATACTCTCGTACTCTTTGTCTCGTTCAGCCATTCTCTCCTTAATCTGCTCAATAATATTGTTCATTAATTCTCTTGATGCTTTGTTTTTTGTTTGCTTCAAGCGGTCTTCAAATTTTGATATTCTTCGCTCGTCATCATTGTTAGCGTAGGTTAGTTCGTACATACGAGCTTTGCCGATAGGATCAAATCTGCAATGCCAGTCGTCGTTATACTCACACTTCTTGCAGCACTGATCACAAACTGTGCCACGTATTCTACGACACCACCTAAATGCTCGGTTGTCTCCGAGTGTAGGGTGTTCAAAGCCACATACATCACACTCTGATTTAACGCGAAACATTATTTTCTCTTATCGCCTACCGCTACCACGAATGCTAGTGTTAGGCACACTAATGCCGTTACTGTTACTACTGTCCAATTCATCTTTACACCTCCTATAGATAGTTGCGGCCAATCAGCCGCATCCATTCTCTTCTTGCTTGCTCTGCTGTATAGCCTTGCTCTATCAACTTAATTTCATACTTAAGTTGAAAATGTTGTCTGTGCTTTTTATTTTCGCTTATTGCCCACTCTGTACTGTTGGCATGAAGCTCCTCATGGTGTTTTCTACAAACATCGACCTGAAATTCATTATCGATACTGATTTGACGATTTGAGCCGCCAAATACCTCGTGTCGCTCTGCATAAGGTTTGCCGCAATACTTGCAAACCCTGTTCGGTTTGTTTTTCCAACCATTCATTTTCTTTTTCTTCTTAGCCGACCGTGGCTTTGGATAAGCGCAGTTTTGATAGTAATTGTCCAATTTGCTCATATCATCAGCCACATAACCGGAATTGCGAGTGCTACAATCATTCCGATGTCAAATATCAGGAATAACATATTTGCATTTTTATATCTTTCCTCGGTGTACTCATATAGTGCTGCTAGTCCAACTAGTAGCATTGCCATAATTAGCCACCATGAAGCTTTCAACATTTTTCCTCCTACTCAAACTTTACCCTTCCCCATGTATCAGCATCTTGAGTCGCTGGCTCTTTGCAGCTAACTATAGGGAGTGCTAGTTCTTCTACTATTGCATCTTCAATCTCTGGAAGCTCCGTCCTTGTGAGCTGTTCTTTAGAGAGCATATCTCCGAAATATCGCTTTCTTCTATCAACATCCATATCTGCCTCCTAGATTGTCATCTGATTCGTCTGCTTCTTGGTGCGCTTGATATCAACCTTGCCAGCAATACCATTTATCTTGATTTCGCTGTTGGCTGCGCTGAATTTTGCATTACTGATAAATCCTGCATGGATCAGTTCGCATGTTGTTTTAACGTATCTGAGGCTTGTATCATCCAGCGGAATAAAATTCAGATTTCTTGACTGCTCTCCACATAGCATCTCAACATTCTCTTCCATCATGCGATGCCATTTTGCCTCGTTCTCACAATCGCACGATTCACTAGCGATTCTGTCCGCTTCTTCCTGAGTCTCTGCAGATACTAGATGCATCTGTCCGCAGTTTTTACATAAACCTTCCATGTTTTACTCCTCTCTACAGACATTGTTTGATAATGTCGATAATCATTGCCGCTTCTGAATCGGCGGTAACGTTGGCTGTCTTCTGATAGCCGTTATAGTATGTTGCTACAACAATTTCATCAGAACCTTCTTGCTCATATTTCAAAGATATTAAATCTCTGAACCCTCTAGTTTCTTGTAATACTGGTACGAGCATTTCACATATCTTTTTCTTATCTTCCACTTTCTTTCCCTCTTGACCTATATACAGTTCCACCCTCTTTTTTTACCCACTTATTAATCTCTGTTTTATCTTCGTCACTTACAGATTCATTCGCCGCCAAAATATGTATGTGGGATCTTCCGTGCGGACAAGACACAATCACTATTGCTTCCTGTTCAGTTACCGCTCCTATAAAATCTGCTATTTCCTGTGCAACCTCTTTATCAAGAGAGCCTTTGAATGCTGTACTTCTATACTTGCCCATGTTTTACCTCTTTTCTTTCGTTCAACGCGTCCTGTTCAATCTCTCCCTTGTACACCATGTATCGATGTATCTCGGTGAGCATTATTGCTATACCGATTAATGCCATGCACATAATTGCCATTTATGACCTCCTTACCTACAACCTGCCGCGTATAGAAATATCCACAACATCGGTATGAATAGTGCAGCTGCAATTGATCCAACTACTGCTATTGGTTCAATGTCTCCATCTTCGTTAGAAAATATAAACTTGATTGCTTCTATAGTGTTTTTCATTAGTTGCTCCTCCTTTTACTCATCAGTCGCTCTGCTACATCCGCTGCAAGATATTGCTTTTTCTTTCCGTCGGTGATGTATTCACACCCCTCCATTAGAGTCATTACGTAGTCTCTAGATTTTCCTAGATACCTAGCTATGTCAGACTGGCATGGCCAGTTCCCAACTTCCCTTTTTATGTCTCGTACTATTACTTGTTTGTCCATGTCCTTGTCCTTCCTTTGATGTATAATCTTCCTAACAAAATTTTTATAAGGAGGATTCAAATGACAACTTTCGATATGATTTCTATAACTATTTCTATCATTGGGCTTCTCGGTGGTTTTTCTTCATGGTTCTATATGTGGCTAAAGAGTCGCCTCAATATAAGAATCAGAATATTGTCTAAATTAATTAAAAGTAGAACGAACTTCATTCTTCTCTATATGAG